GCAATGGCAGTGCCTCAAATTAATAACATAACTTATGGGGATGGAACTGACTGCGTGATGTTCTAACATGAAAAGCCCGAACATAACGTCAGGAAGGGCAGTAAAAGCGTCCGCAGGCTGGATTCACGGAGTTAATTCTGTCCGTAACCCTTGGACATTGCCCGAGGATCAGGTCAAATGGGGTCAAAACGTCACGATTCGCGGCGGGGTTGCCCAAACGCGCCCGGGGTTTGCTATGCGCCTTAGTTTGCCTGCTGGCAATTTCCAAGGTGGGATAATGTTTAACGCTAACAAGCAAGCAAAGGCATCGTCCACAACTACGAATTTAGATGGGGTCACCATATCTCAGCGAGCAACTATTTTTACCGTTGATGGCAATCAATCCCAAGAATCAGAATTGTCTTACTTGGTTTTTGCTGTTAGCGGAAAAGTGTACTACTCCCCGTTTCCGTTGACCCAACCAGCAGATTGGAATGACTATCTGTTAGTTGGTATGCAACTTGATCCCAATATTGATCGGGTCAATTTTGTAACTGCAACTCAATCCGCGCAGACCTCCACAAATGGAGACACCATGCTGACCCCGAGTCATCGCATTGTTGTTGTTCAAGATGGCATTCGGCAACCGTGCGTTTGGGATGGGTCGGATAAAATTGGTGTAATCGCAAAAGATATGCCGATTGGATATTGGATGGCTTATTCTGGCAACCGATTATGGGTAGCAAATTCAAACGTGATTTCAGCAAGTGACTTAGGCAACCCTCTTGGTTGGCAAGAACGAAAAAGTGGGACAGGCAGGGGTGACTTCAGTCTCCCTCGCCCAGTCACCGGGATGCAAGACTACGTGGGCCAAAATAATGACTCGCGCCTCTACACATTCACTGATCGCGCAACTTACTCGTTGGCTAGTGGCATTCTGGATCGGAATGCGTGGGTCACAACTGCAAATTTTCAAAACGTACTTTATCCTACGATTGGATGCGTTGCTGGAAAATCCATTTGTTTTCAAGCTGGGATGATGTGGTGGTACAGTGTGGGCGGACTTGTTTCTGCCGACGTTGCGGCGTCTTCGTATTTATCTAGTCAGGTTCTTTACAAAGACGTTGAAATGGCAAAAGCAAAGAGACTTATGTCTCCAAACGTGGGGGGCATATGCTCAGTTTCATTTGAGAATTACTTGCTTGTTTCTGTTCCATATCTTGAAACGCTAAACTCATCCACGATGGTGCTTGATTACGCCGCCGCAAGCGAATGGAACCAAAATAGAAGCCCTGCTTGGGCGGGCGTTTGGACAGGAATACGCCCGATTGAATGGACTACAGGAGTGGTTAAAAGCCAACCAAAGGTATTTGCATTTTCCGTGGATTACGGAGAAACAAATGACGGGTCTTATAACCATGTCTGGGAGGCATTTGTGCCAGAAAGGTACGACACTTACCTCAACATCGATCAAAACGGATCAACCACAGAACTTGTCAGCAGGATTTACTGTCAAATGGAGACGGGATTACTGGGTGACGCAATGGATTTGAAGCAATTGGTGTATGGTGAGTTAGATTGCTCTCAAATTGCAGGAACGGTTGATGTTAAAGTTTCGTATCGCGGCACAAAAGGCACATATCAATCTATTTTAAATACCAGAGTGTTAGCCGCGACGGAAAAATACCAATACGCCACAAGCTATGCTGCGGATGATGTTGAAAGTCTTGGTTTTCTTCAAACTCAACATCGAAGATTAATCACCGAGTCCATAAGCCCAAATCCAGAAAACAAGAGTTGTGAGTCTGATTATCTGCTGAATGTAGACAAAGCTTTTTCGCTTTTGATTGAGTGGTGCGGTGCTCTTGGTATTGAGGCAGTGCGTATGTACCTTGATCCGTGGGCCGACAAGTCTACTGGCAGAGTTACTGCGCCAGAAACGCAATATTGCGCTCTTGGCGAAGACGGAAGCACTAAACTTGTTGAATTGTCGCCAGCACCGCAAGAAGAAGCGCAAAATCAATTAAGCGTTTGGCTTGCAACAAAAACTGCATCGGTTTCGGCAACCCCATGTTATGGGCAACCCACAGCAGTGGCAACCGCGACTGCGTCTGCGCGATCTTATGTGTCGCAGGCGGACGCAGATCAAGCCGCACTTGAAAACGCTACAAACGAAGCGACAATTGCTGCCCAGCAATACCGATTAAGCAACCCATGCGGGCCTCAACCGTAATATGCCATCAATTGTCACTGCTTCTAAACCAGTAACCGAGTTTCCAAACTTATTTGTAAGTCCATTTGGAAACGATGGGGTTATTCCGTTGTATTCTTCCGTCCCTATTGACAATAGAACTTCTGGAACGTGTTTGCCATGCGTTGTTTGCGGAAATTCATCAATTCGGGGACAAGTAATCGCAGCAGAAGCAAGTAAATTACAAGCGAGGATTGACGATTCTACCTCTGTAACGCTATTTTAAGGTATGCCAGCATCGATACAATATAAGAGAGTTTACAACGGAACTTCAGAGTTTTTAGAACTTCAGAATTTCGCGGATTCGTTCAACCACAAAATTGTTGAACATCCTAGCATCAATGTGTTTGCACATTACAAAGAAGGTCGCCTTTTTGGGTATTCTGATCATGTGTTTGTGCCTACAATTTACCCTTCATTTCACCCCGAGCACACTCGTCCTCGCGACGTTATTCAAGTGATGCAGGACTGGAGATCGCATTGTCAATTGGCGGGGTCTCAAGGCTATTTAGCCGTACCTTTGAACAACAACGACGGGAAGGGGAACTTTCCAAACGAAGTAATGACCAAACTTGGCCTTACGCGACTCAATCGCGAGTTGTATTGGCCCACTTAAATTATGGGAGCAGGAGTTAATCCAGCAGATTTCATGTCACGCCCAGACCCTGCGCTTTCAGCGGCGCAACTGGGAATGCAATCTCAATTGGGCAATCAACAGATGGCCCAGCAGAATCGACTGCTTGGGTTTGCCGCCCAGATGCCGCTGGAGGCATGGACTCCTGATATTTGGGGGCAAGAGGGGATGAGCACAAAGGCGGCACAAATTGCTGCCATCAATGCTTACAAGTCCCGCGATCTTGAACAGAAATTAAATCCTGCATTAGCGCAGTTGAGGCAAACTCTGCCAGCAATGGTGCAAGAGGATTTGATGGGCAATAATTGGCAAAAGCAAATGGATCAGTGGGCCAAGCATCAGGGATTGGTTGGATTGCTTGGGTCTGGACAGCAAGATTCTACTATTGGCAAATCTGCGCTGTTTGATGCCGCCACAATGGAGGGACAAGCACTCAAAAGAGCGCAAATGCAGAATGCTGCTCAATTTTTGGGGGCAAACCCTGCTCCATCTGTTGGGTTGGACGTTAGCTCAACTTTGGGGGCAGAGCAGGCGGCGAGAGCACAGGGAATGCAGCAACGCGCAGGGTTCCGCGATGCGCTCATGGGCAGGACGCAGGGCGCAATGCAATCAACAACGGATTGGATCAATCAGATGATGGCATCCACTAATTCTGCCGCTGAGGCTTATAAAAAGGACTGGCAGGGTTATCAGCAGGGAATGCTTCAAGGAGCACAGGAAAACGCCAACCGCACCAATGCGCTTGTGGGTGCTGGAATTGGTGCCGCTGGGTCGGTTGCGGGAGGGGCATTGGGATGTTGGGTCGCTCGCGAAATTTACGGCACAAAAAGCGGCACTTGGAAAGTCGTTCGCCATTGGGTGTTCACAAGCACTCCCAAATGGGTTCAAAAAGCGTATTTACGGTTTGGCGAAAGATTTGCTAAATTCATCTCTGATAAGCCTGCGTTAAAGGCGGCAATCAAGTTGATAACTGATGCTGGAATCCGAAAAACACTAGCGTAATGGGAGGATACAACGAACAACAGCAAATGGGGGCAACGTACATTCCCCCGACGCAACCACCCACTGGTGGAGTGCCATTTGACGCTATGCCGAATCCAGCATTAGCGGCAACGGCACCACCTGTGGCGCAAGGAATTTCATGGGGCAAAGGAATGACTTTTGCTGGCATGGAACCTGTGCCGCAAAAAGCTGGAGGTAGTTCCGCTTTTGCTGGCGGAGGACTTGGCGATGCCGCAGAAGGATTCGGGAAGGGATTCAATAAGTTTTTCAAAAAGAAAAAGAAAAAGGGCGAAGCAGATCAACCAGACGCTTTTGAACAAAAATATGGGGCGGATGCTGATCCAGCAGACGCAGGCCCAGAGTTACCTACAGGAGAATAATTATGGGAGGAAGTTATAGCGCACCACCACCACCGGACTACACTCCTATGATCAAGGAGATTGAGCTTCAGCGGCAGCAAATGGCTCAGACTGCTGCTGATGCCGCCGCCGCTCAACGTAAAGCAATGGTCGATTCTCAGGATAATGCCGCTCGCCTTGGTATGAATCAGGCTAACACCGCCGCAGATCAATCGCTAATGCGAATGAATGAGTACCAAAAATCTCAAGACGCTATGGCGTTAGCTCAATCACAAGCGCAGGCGGCGGGTTTAGGTGCTGGAGTCACTGGCGGGGCATTTGATGTAAATGCGATGAATGCAGCAAGAATGGCAAATCTAGGACAAGCCGCACCCTTGTTGCCGAGCACAGACGCAAATTTTGCGGGCAGCAACAACCCAACACGAAGCCCTGTTCCAGTAATGGCAAATAAATTTACATTGCCATCTACGTCTGGACTAACTTTTGGAGAAGGACGTTAATATGGGCGGAGGAAGCGCAGGGAAATGGGCAGACCCAATTGGGCACGCCATTGCTAATTACGAAACCACAAGCAAGGTTATGAAAGTATCAGACCCGCTTATGTACAGTATTCAAAAGTCTAAAGAAAATTCCGTTCCTAAACCTGCGGTTGAAGTAAAACCTCCCGAACCAATTGTGACAACTACTGCTTCAACCACTGGGGGAGGGGCAATAAACCAACAGCAACCATCTACTTACACGGGACAATTTTCTTCTGGGGTTCCATATGGAATGCAACAACAACAAAATCAGTCTCCATTTTCTCAACGAATTGCTGCGTCTAATGCTGCAAATCAACAAATAACAGGTCAAAATCAATTTTCTATGCCAAACACAAACGGATTAACATTTGGAGGAGGATACTAATATGGGAGGTCATCACGGAGGAGGAGGAGGAGGAGGAAGCGCACCAGCACCATACGTCCCGCCGCCACCACCTGTGGTTAGCGGGCTTGTAAGTGGAGGTGCGGACGGAAATCAAATGGCAATCATGCCATCAATGAGCACGCCTCAGATTTCGCAATCGCAACCAATGGTAATGAGTCAGGAGGGCGGAAACGCTTCCTCAATGCCAGTTGGTGCAATTGGAATGACGCAAACAAAAATCAATCCATATGCGACTGGCAGGCGGCCGGGCGCGGGTGCCGCCGCAATGGCAAATCAGCAGACCAGCAACGCAAATCAGTTTACTGTTCCATCAATGAACGGCATTCAATTAGGAGGCTAAACTTATGGGCGGATCAAGCAACAACTCAAACAATTCTCCTTGGTATGAACCAACAAATAATCGAGGAATTGGAGGTATAATTTCTTTAGTTCATAGCAAAAACAATCCAGATTGGGCCAGAGAGCAAGAGTTTGGGCGATTACACAATGATGCGCCTCCGCCTGCAAAAGGGCAACGATACGACGATTACATTGGAGCGTACAATACAAGCCACCCAGCAGCACCTACTGTGGCAAACAATTTTTCTGGAACAGGAATGTCCGCTGACGCTGACAAAACTGCGACAGACCCAAATTTAAAAGCCCCAACAATTGGGACGCCAACTGCAATGCCGCAAACTCCTGCCTCCAATGCGGGCCTTGGAGGCGCAGCATTGCCAACGCCAACGCCTGCCGCGCCAACAATAACGCCTGCGCCAGCAACGACAATGAGTTCGATTGCCAGTGCGCCGGGCACTTTGGCAGGCGGGCCAAAAGCACCAGTACAGGGACAATTGAATGGAGTTGCCTCGACTGCCCAAACGGGTGCGGTGCCCGGCACGCCACAGAACCCGAACGCAAAATTTGCTGCTCAAGCCAACCAGCAGGTTGGTTCTGGTCAAAACGCCTTTGCTCTGCCTAATATGGCAGGGGTTAAATTTGGCGGGTCTTAATTTATGGCAACACTCTTTGACATTGGCGGGGTTTCCGTCCCTAACGTCACTCCGAATATTAATTACGGGGCATTGGCGGGGATTCAACCCCTGCGCTTTGGTCAGGGAATTAAGGTGGAACCTCTCGCGCCTTGGCAAATTCCAACTGCACCGCAATACATAGCGCAGGGCATTTCTCAGGCTGGAAGCGCAATCGGCAAAGGTATTCTTGATCGAGAAAAAAGCAAAGCCGACAAAGAAAAACAGGAAGCGGAAAAAGCTAGGTGGAACGAAGAACTAGGGTTGAAATGGTATTCTGAAAACCGCAGGGACTCCAATGACACCGAGCGTCTTAACCTTGAAAAACGGAGAGTTGCAATCGAGGAGGCAAAGGCGCGAATGGAGGGTGCTGGGTCTAGTATTATTGGTGACATTCTTGGAGAAGGA